CGTAGCCATATTCTGAGCCGCTATTCCTAGAACGGGTGTCGCTCTAAATGAAGTGTCAAACGTAATCGTAGAACCACCCGCATCAATACCAGAACTTTCAGCTTGTATTCGATAATAAATATCGGCAACCGCTTTCAACTGACTGACATTAATTTGATAATTGTTATCAGCAGTTGACGCTTCGAGTTTAAACTTAAATCCTCTTCCGTGGTAGTTTCCTATAGTGAATAATTGCCAACCACTCCAAGTGGCCCCACCACTGGCAGGATCATCGTTGGTCGTTGCCACATACAGTTGAGCCAATACATTATCAAAATCTGTTGCATCAATGGATAACCAGGTATCTATATTGCCTTCTCTTAAATCCCATAAGTCGGAGCGATTAACAACAGTAAAAGTAATGGCTCCGTTTAGATTAACTGACCCCACCACTTCAACGTCTATCTTGTCGGCAAATTCATAAGAGCCAGAAGTATCAACCCCACCAATCGAATCGAACAATCCCCAATCATCTATGTCAGTTGTCATGGAATCAATTAAGGTATCGGCTTCAAATTTTAGATAACCTGTATCATCATCCACAATCATATTTGTTTTAGTCCCTGCGAAAGTGGTATCGGTAATGGTACCAAATGATCTGTAGTCAAAAAGTTGAGGGGAGATGGTATTAACTATCGTGGTAGCACTGTCTGATTTGTGTCCCGTTGAATCAACTGCTTTAATTAAATACGTTCCTTTTAATAACGGCATAACCACACTGTTACTGATACCGCTTACATCCTCTCCTATTTGTATTGATTGCTCCCAGGTGGCCCCACTGGTAACGTCTGAATGTCTTATTTCAAACGTACCACCTACCTTCACATCCAGATCGGTTGCAGGAGTCCAGGATAAACTGGCTTCGTTACTATCGACTCGTAAATAGAAATTGGTTACATCAGCAGGAGCCGCCGTTAAACCTGTTATTTCTGCTGTGGTTTCAGCATAAGCACTGGCTATATTGGCATCATTAACTGCTTTAACTCTGAAATTATAGTTACCAGGTGTTATATCAAAAAACTCAAAGAAAGTTCCTGTTGAAGTACCTGGCGATTCCCAGGTGGTACTTTCAGAAGTAAGTTTGAATTGCACTTCATAATGGTCAATAGTAATTCCTAACGCTTCCCAATCTGCATTCGCTACCGCCACCCAAGATAAAGTCGCTTTGGCCTTTACTCCCGACCCAACAAAAGAACTGGTCAATACTTCGGTTACACCCGTGATACCAGGTGGATTAATGGCAGGAAGGACAGAAGTTCCTTTGACTGTAAAGAGTTTAGCGGCATAGGTTGAAGTGAAACCAGGATTGTTTCTGGCCCTCACGTTGAAGGTATAAACCCCAGGCTTTAAATTATCAATATTAAATTGGGTTCCGTTGACATCTCCTACATTAATTAAATCTTCATCATTTAATTTTTTATAAGCTATGTCATAAGCAGAGACAAACGGGGATAAAGATTTATCCCAACTGATTGATATACGATTGGTTATTTTTGGATTGTTAAATAATAATTCTTCACTGACTGTAATATTAGCGGGAGCCAGGACGGAATGAAGAGAAGGAAGCTGAGTATTGGGAGAGCCTTCCCAGGAAGCCGCCGCCACTGTGTAAACTTCACTGTCGTATTCTACTGCCGTTATATTTATTTCATCGGTGGCTTCTATTCCAATCTGTAAAACTCTAAATATCTTTCCTGCTCCTGCGTTAATTGTGTCCCAACCAGGACTCGCTAATTTAATGTAAATCGTGTCTCCTACTTCTGCTAACAATCCGTCCTGGGTGGTTTTAAAATTAATCATTACGTTTTGTCGTGATATTTTTAAATTCTGATTGGCTATGTATTTAGCCATGAGCATATCTGCCGTAAAGGGCAGTTCTATTTTTTTGTGTAAGAGTAAATCGTTGTCGAATTCTTTATAACTTGAGGATTCAACTATAGAGAAATCCGCTTGCCATTCCCGATCAGGATTAAAAAATTCTGCTGTTACTTTGTTAGCTAAAGTTTCTTTACCACCCAATATAATTTCATAATCGGGCATGATGTTTGATTCATCAAAAGTAAGGGCGGCAGTTGTGGGTTTATCCAATATTAATTTGTACTTACCACCGCTAAAGATTAAAGACCCTCTACAAGAAGTTAGCATTTTATCGAGAATGTTTATGCTTGTTTCTGCTGTATTAATAACTCCGTTTAAGGTATATCTTTTTTGAGATACCTCGGAATAAGTACCACTGACAGTCTGAGTAAAAGTAACCACTTCATCACAATAATCGGCGGCAGATTCAAAAGTAGTATCATCAATTAAAGTTGAATCAATGGCCCTTCCGTAGTTGCTACTAATTAAATAATCACGAATACAGAGAGCAGGGTTGTTTGAAAACCTCTCAATGGGTAAGCCGTCAGAAGTAGCCGTTTGTCTGGGGTCTTGAACCCTTTTTCCTTTTATATCTACAGAAACAGTTGGAACACCAGAGGCCCATGTTTCGGGGTCATATTGAAGTCTTACATAAACGTAAGCAACACCCCTTAATCTATAATCGTCTGTCCAACTCCAAGTGCCACCGCCGAACCCCGCTACATATTTTAATTCTTGAGAAACAGTTTGATCCTCTGTTCCAACCTGCGGCTCTATGTAACAAAATTCTTTATTGGTTCCACCCGTATTGTGTATTTCAAACCTGGGGTCTTTATTGGGCCACGCCTCTACGTTGTTTAAATAAACTGCTGTAATTTCTGAAATTGGGCCTTCACACAATGCAAATACCATATTGAGATAAGCATTATGAGTTTGCACAATTCCATCATCGTCATAGCCGTTTGAGGTTCCCATAAATATCCTAGTTCCACCCACTCTTCTTGCCCCATAGACAACGGGTATGGGAGCCGTATTAGACGGAGCATTTGCAAGTATCGTGGCCCCTTGTTGTCCTAACCCTATGTCTGGAATCTTGCTTAAATAACCACCCAACCATTTTGCCGCCCCGATGGCGGCAGTTCCCGCAACCACATAACCAATAGCTACGGCTAGTGTTGACCCCACACCCGCTCCCATAAGCCTTACTGCTATCCAGTAAGCGGCATTAACTATTGCACTCCAAATCCAACTCATGCTGTACTCGAAGCTGAAAACGGCTTTTTATTTTTGACAGGAAGCTGTGTTTTTATATTAGGCCCACCGCCTGTTGTTGCACTGGTGGCCTTAACGGGTAATTTAATAATGACCTGTTTACCACCACCCGTTGTTGTTTCCGTAGCTGTCTCGGAAGCTGTAAAGGTAACGCTGTTGGTGTCTGGAACGCTGACCACTGTGTGATTATCATTTAAAACATTTTGAGGAATGCCACCCACATCCATTGTCCCTGCTATTGAAAAGGTATCATCCACCACTAAGCCGTGTCCTGTTTGATAAACAGTAACAGTAGCCGAAGAAGAAGTTGTTGAGATCGGTGGTGGTTTAGGATCAACCGCATCAAAAGTAACACTGGCCCCGCCGCCATAAGTAACAGTTGAGGTGGGTTCGGTTGTTACCGCTATTTCAAAAGAGTTTATATCAATAACATCTCCTACTGTATGAGTATCGTTAATTTCATCCGCAGGAACGCCACCGACATCGGTTGATCCTGCAATCACTACCGAATCGCCAGTAGATAGACCATGATCGGTTTCGTTGACTGTTACTGCATCCGTAACCGAAGTGTCAGTGCTTATAGGTGGAGCCGTAGTCTCAACATCTTCTACGATTTCTATTACATAATTTGTATCGTTAACCTCTACCACCGCATGACTATCATTTATATTATCAGCAGGAATACCACCCACACTATCAGCGTCTTCTATGGTCACTGTTACGCCTGGATGAATTTTATTTTTAATCGCCCCTTCTTTTGAGGGAATTATTATTTGATTTGTTTTATTACTGGTATCGACTGTCGTTATACCAGGGGATATTGATTCATCATTAACTTGAATTTCTGCTCCACCTTCATAGGGAACAATGACAGGGGAACTGATAAAAGGGATGTCCCAACTGTTTGACCCGATTGATACTACGACATGAGTTCCGTTTAAATCGTCCATGTAAGTACCTGTAGCGTTTGTTATAACTATTACATCGTCAACTACGACATTATGGTCTATGTCATAAACAGTAGCCGTTTCATCATCGTTAATCGTGACGTTGTTACCGACTAAATCTAAATCGTAAATTTCTTCTGAGCCTACATCCCTGGTATCAATAACCGAACCAAATTCTCCCGCTAAACTTCCTGCTCCCGTTACCCTGGTTCCTGGATCAAACTCTGCTCCCCACACTATGTCTTTGATTATTTCAGACGCATAGTTAAAGCCTAAATCCCCTGGGTAAACTGACTGTTGTGATGCCTGGTTGGTGTAACGACCTGATGTTTTTTCAAAATCAACAAACTGATTGGCTACGGATATTGAAACAGTGGACATACCTTCATTTTCCGCTTCGTGAATTGAAGGGGTATTCATGTTGCCTTGAAAAATTAAAACAGGATCAGCAATTAGTGAATCGTCTGAGGTACTTAAAAAACCTTTATAAATAACCACCTTTCGGTCAATGAAGCGTTCTGATAAAACGTGATTAATATAAACCTGATCCACCCCTGAGATACTTAAAGTTAAGCTGTTAATTATTAATTGCGTTGTTTCTTCTATATCACTGAAACTTAAAAAATATCCCAATGGAGAATAAGTATTGGAATCGTAGGTAATGGGAATAAATGAATCCGTTAAATATTGAGTTCCCGTTGGGGAATCAAAATATATTTTAACTAGATGTATTGGTTGGTTCTGGCTTTTAACGATCTCTGTTTGAAAGGCAGATGTACTCCCCCTGTTTGTCATTACGCAACCTCAACCAACTCTATTTCGTATGAATAATATGCTGTTGCATTGGTAGCGTAACTTCTAATATCTGAACTAAAAGAGACATTAAAAGGCACACTGTTTATCGTAATTGTTTCATTATCAGCTACCGCAGTTGCTAACTTCGGAGCGAAATTCAAAGTCGCATCTCCCGATCCGTCACTACCCATATCGGCAGTACACATATAAATTTTATTTTGGCCTGAGAATTTAAAGAAATCTCCTGTTTTTAAAATGCTTGATGTTGAGACTGTTAAGCCATCAACTGAACAAGAACTGGCTCCAACACTGGCGGCTCCATCTACTACTGGAGATTCAGTGGTCACTCCGCTAGTAGTTCCTATAGTGGTTGGAACCCAGGTAAACGTCTCATACTGGCCCCGTTGTTTTACAGAAAAGGCAAAAATAGGGTCAAAATTGGCTCTGGTCATTGGAGCAAATCTAACAGAAAATCCCCATCGTTGACCGCCCCTGGAACGTACTTGTCGGGTTAGATTACTGGTAACGGAAACCAAAGTCGGTTCAATAGATTGAACCTCAATCGACTCTGGGGTTGGTGTACTAGGAAATGTACCACTCATGGCCCTAGTGGCCCTCTACGTCCACGCTTTCTAAATGATTGTTCTACGATTCCCACAATAGCGGGAGCCTGTTGTGATATGGCTTGCAAAGTATCTCTTGAATCCCAGGACGTAATATTAAAACTCACATTAACGTTTGCTCCTGCTCCTGCAAGCTGATTGTTAGGAACAATAGTCCCGTTGCCGTGTGGAACGAATAATTCTGGCCCCCTCTCTCCTACAATGTATGGAGTACCACCAAGAACGGGTCCACCCGTTGCTTCTCCTGTTGGTGTTTTACCACCAAAGAAACCTGTTACTGCTCCTATTGCTTTTTGAACTATAAACACCCTAATTAACTGTGCAATTATGTCTTTAAGAATTTGATCCATTACATCTTTTAATCCTTCCACTCCCGATCTGATATTCATAAAAGCATCAACCAATCCATCTTCTAATTTTTTGGCTACACTTTCTCCTAATTTTTCAAATTTTAATAAAGTTGTTTCATTGTTTTGAAATACTTTTTTAAATCCTATACCAAAACCCTCAACAGATTTTGCTAACTCT